CCTTCCCCAATTCGCTAAGGACTTCGAGAGAAGTCTGGCACGAAAGATGGTGAGCGACGACGTGTGGCGGGGTTATACCCGACACGCAGGACTCCCAGTATTCCTGGGTGGTTTCCTTCGCAAAGTGTTTGAACCTGGTACTGGTAGGCTTCTCCATGATGCCGACCCCGAAGCAGTTCGAGCCGTGCGGCAGATTACTCTGCTGCATAGCAAGATTCTGATCGATTGTACTCCCGAAAGGGTAGTAAAGGCAATTGATGGGTACATGGAGTGTGAAGCCCAAGTAAAAGTCGCGGATGAATTCCTTTCTGAGAAATCAGCAGACGAGTTTGTCTACTATAGCGACTTGCTTTTTCGTGACGTCTTTCTCGAGATGGAGCAATCCATTTTCGATTCTAGGCCCGAGAGGGCTTGGAAGAAAAGTAGAGACCTCATACCGAAGCACGGACCGGGCAAGACTGCGGAACGGATACTGGGAAACCAGAAATTCGCTTCGCGGACTTGGACGGAACGCCTGGAAAAGGTGTTTCCAGCAATGGATTACATCATACCAGGCCATCATTACTCTGACGAGTATGATGCGGTTTCTTGGGCTGAACCTGGTCAGGAACTTCCCGTAAGGGTGGTGACTGTACCTAAAACGCTGAAGGCGCCGAGGATCATAGCTATCGAGCCAGTCTGCATGCAGTACATGCAGCAGACAATGCTACGCTTGTTCCTCGATTGTTATCGTGAGGATGACTTCCTCGTGACGACGATTGGATTCGACAACCAGGTCCCTAATCAGGAACTGGCATATGAGGGTTCCCTCACGGGAAAACTCGCCACGCTCGACCTGAGCGAGGCATCGGATCGCGTCTCCAACCAGCATGTAAAGCTCCTCTTTCGACGTCACCGCCTCTTGGCAGAGGCCGTCGAAGCAACAAGGAGTTTGAAGGCTGATGTGCCTGGTCATGGGATTATCTCCCTTTCCAAGTTCGCGTCTATGGGTTCTGCGCTGACTTTCGCTATGGAGGCGATCGTTTTCACAACGATAATCTTCATGGCTATAGGTCGTGCGCAAAGCCGCCGTTTGTCTAAAGGGGATGTCAAATCCTTCAGAGGACAGGTGCGTGTGTTTGGGGATGACTTGATTGTCCCTAACATTTATGCGCAAGATGTGATAGAGTGCCTTGAGACCTTCGGGTACAAGGTTAACTCCAGCAAGTCCTTCTGGACTGGTTCGTTCAGAGAGTCTTGTGGCAAGGAATACTTTAAGGGCAGCGATGTCTCCATCGCGAAAGTCCGTCGAGTATTTCCTGCATCACACGCTGACGCCCACGAGTTGGCTTCCATCGTTG